GGAGATGAGCCAAAATTACCAGCAAAAACGATTATTGCTATTAGATACGGCGATGGTCAGGTAAGAGCCGGATTCGCTGAGGACTTTGAATGGGGCTTTATCGTGGAATACCGCATAGTAGCAGCCGCCCCCGAAGAAAAGCCAGAGCCTAAGCGGGTAGAGCTTAAGGATATGTTCAAAGTGTGGGAGCGTGATCGACTTGACAGTGAAATTTATACACGAATTTTTCTTGATTGTCCAACAGCGCATGAATACATATCTCAAGGCTTGGGGCGCGAGCTTGTTGCCATAACCAAAGGCGACGCTACGGGGTTTTACGAAGGGGAGGGGTTATGAATAATCCATTTACCCTATTATTCATCCTCGCCTTTTGGGAGATAATTAAATACGCCGTCCGCAATCTGCGTGTGCTGGCCGTAGAGGCTTATCATGCTAATTCTGTAGGGTACACGGAGTACGATAAAATGAAGGCCTTTAAAGCGGCGGATTTTCCCAACCGGCACGGCACATTTGAAAACTCAATGAAAAAAATATTGGAGGCGAGGGCGGAGCGTCACAAACGATGGGAAGAAGAGGCTAAGACCTACTCCCCAGAAAAGCAAGCGGCTGTTGATAATCCGCAGCGGTATTTTGTAGGGGGGTTTTAGTGAGGGTTACATCGCAGGATTTATTATTGGCTGGCTGGCATAGAATCTTTAGGGATGGGTTAGTATGGTGGTGTCATCCTAACTGCGCCGATTGGCTTGTTTTTCGTGAGGCGGCCGCTATCTTGAAGAAGCGCGGCATTGACGAGCGCGGGGATATGAAATGATATTCCGCACCATACGCAAGAAACGTGAAAACCACGAGCGCGATAAAGTGCGTAGGCCATGTGTTGCGCGGTTGCGTTCCTGTTTGGCGCAGGGAATCTTAAAACGTTATCCCGCCATAGCGTGGACGTGTCCGCCAGATCATGGGAAAGTAACGCCAGCAAGGGCAAGACAGCTTTATTTGGATGGATACGAGAAGGGCGTTTTTGATATGACTATCACCGCCGCCAACCATGAAATCGAGCGGTCGTTTCTGATTGAGTTTAAGTGGGGAAGAAATGGATACACAACAGAGCAAGCCGCCATTGCGGATAAATTCCAAGATACCCCTGTCACGGTAATAAAGATCAGGGACGTGGACGAGTTTGATAAATTTCTGAAGGAGTATCTAGTATGATTACAGCACTCATGGGGCTTTTATCGTCAATTTCCACGCTAGGCATGGGGTTTATGCTATACCGCGCTTGGCAAACGCACGAGCGGCAAAAGCGTGATATCCATAGACTAAGGGTGAGGGTGCTAAGCCAGAAAGACGTGCTGGATGATGTTGTGGATTATATGCGCCGTTATCACGGTATTGAGATTAACCTCACAACAAACACATGGAAAAGCGTTGTCGAGTATAGTGATGTTGTCAGGCCAATAAACCCGCCAGCGATAAGGTATTAACAAAACGCTGACGGGCATGTACAGTATGGGCTTTGAAGCTTACCGCCTCAATGCGGTATCCCATCACATCGTTGTAGAGGCTTGTCAACTACTGGCAGCTATCTCCAGTCTTCTAAGCATAAATGAGGTTAATTGGGCGATATCCTAGGTTCGCACTGTACGGGTGTATTGTAAACCCTAGCCTGATTATTGTCAACAGCCCCACGCGCTATATAGCCAAACACTACGGAGCAGCACGCGCGGGGAACTTACGTTAAGAACCCCCCTGGGTGCGCTTTCATGAAGAGGCGTGGGGGGCAATGCACATCGGAGCTAAACCAGTACCAATCTATGACTGGAGAGCCTCGCTGTGGGATTATGGGGCGACGATGCTTTACTACTAGTATATTTCAGGCATCCCCGCCAGATTCATTATACACAACATTCCAGCTTAATCAAGCAGAAATCGGTTTAAACTCTCCATCAAATTATCCATTGACAGTAGTAAAACTCCCCCTATACTACCCTCTTTTTTCAATCAAAAGGTATTATATGGCACGTAAAAATGAACTAACAGACGCAGTAGATTTAGCAGTTGGCGCACGAATTAAGGCGTTGCGATTAGCAATGGGGTTATCGCGTCAGCAGCTTGCAACCGCTATAGATGTAACACATCAACAACTACAAAAATACGAAAAGGGTACAAACCGGATATCGGTTGGCCGTATGCCGTCCATAGCCAAAACTCTTAATAAGCCCATATCCTACTTCTTCGACGGCTTAGAAATACCCTACGAAGCCCAAACAACCCACCAGCGCATGACAATCGAGGTGGCGCGTAACTTTGCCCTAATCAAGAATCCGGGGCATCAATCGGTAATCAATAGCATGATTCGCGAGTTTGCGAGAAACAGTTAATAAGGAGAATAAAGATGATATTTGTAAGTTACGATTTGAATGAAATGGAAACCTCCAGGTTGCTGGCGGCGGATTTTAACTATTTTAAAAATCTTAAAGAAGTAAAAGACCATCTTGAGGAGATCCAGATTAAATATCAAGATGACGGCATGCAAATGACCAATATTCGCATGACTATTGTGCCAGTTGAGGAATGCTAGGTGTAGGCTGGAAACTATCCAACTATCCGGGATTTCAGGATAGTTCACTAGAAAGCCCCGACTCATTAACTTGAGCGGGGCTTTCTTTATGGGTTGTTTGCTAACTTATTAACTATTACCCATTGAAACTTTATAACATTTTGCAGTTAATTCGCGTTGATTGTTGCCAAAAAGGGAGGTATACTGTATTTTATGAATTGGCTTACACGGGCTTCGAATCCGTGGAAAAGGGGAGGTTCCAACAGCCCTCCCCGCCTTTTTCTTTAAAAAAGCTGTTTCTACTGTTGGGGAATGTATGTCCGGCTGGATAAAGTTGCATCGCAAGATATTAGAATGGGAGTGGTTTGATCACCCCAACGCCTTTCGCCTATTTATCTACATACTTCTGAAAGCGAACTACGAGCCTAAGAAGTGGCATGGGATAGATATAGGGCGGGGGCAGCTATTAACAAGTTTAGCGACAATATCCAAAGAAACCGGCATGTCAGTACGCTCAATTAGAACATCACTAACTAGCCTAAAATCGACAAACGAACTGACAAGCCAAACGACAAGCAAATATAGCTTATTAACTGTTGTAAAGTATGAGGAATACCAGGCGAGAGATCAAGATGCGACAAGCCAAACGACAAGCGGCGCGACAAACGAGCGACAAGCGAGCGACAAACAAACGACAACTACTAAAGAAACTAAGAATATAAAGAATATAAAGAAACAAGACGAAGGTTTGGATTTAGATTTTTTAAGGTATAAGGGAATCCTAATATCAATGAGAGGTAGCACATTTATTACTAAAGAAGAATTAGCATTTAAGTCGCAATACGAAAGGGACAATCCCGAGAAGATTGCAATATAATTAAGAAGGAAAGGTATTATGAACTATCAAGAATTTCTAAAGAAAAAACCCCTGATATTTAAATATCAAGGTATTACTGACTTCACTATATCGCCGATCTTATTCCAATATCAAAAGGATATTGTGAGTTGGGCCTTACAAAGAGGCAGGGCGTGTATATTTGCCGACTGCGGCATGGGTAAGACGTTTATGCAACTGGAGTGGGCTAAGAACGTTTTAAACCACACGGGAAAGACGGTCATCATTTTGGCTCCGCTAGCAGTTTCTATGCAAACAATCGAAGAGGCATCCAGACTAGGCATAACCGTTAGGCATTATTCCGAACGCGGTGAATCTGGGATATATATTATTAACTACGAGAATTTACATAAAATTGATGCGTCCGATATAGGTGGTGTGGTTTTGGATGAGAGTTCAATTATTAAGAACTTCTCCGGGAAAATTCGCAAGCAAGTTATGGATGTCTTTTCTAAGACTCAATACAAGCTGGCATGCACAGCAACTCCATCGCCTAACGACTTTATGGAGCTTGGCAATCACGCTGAGTTCGTGGGGGCCATGAGTAGGGAAGAAATGCTATCTATGTTTTTCGTGCATGATGGTGGTGAAACGTCTAAATGGCGGATTAAATCACACGCTCAAAAGGATTACTGGCGGTGGGTGAGTTCGTGGGCGGTGATGATAACTAAGCCGAGTGATTTGGGCTATAGTGATGATGGATTTGAACTGCCGGGGATCCAGTACATTCAACATATCGTCAAAACCGACATTAAAAATGACGAACATCTATTCTTTATGCAAGCCAGCACACTACAAGAGCGCATAAAAGCAAGGGGACTAACCATCGATGTTAGATCGGAAAAGTGCGCAGAAATTATCAACAGCACTGATGGATCGTTTTTGGCGTGGTGTGATAGAAACGGGGAATCGACCGCCATTAAGAAGTTGGTTGATGGGTGTGTTGAAATCACCGGAAGTGACAAACCAGAGAAAAAAGAAAGGGCGTTGTTGGATTTTGCGCACGGCGACTTAAAGCGTATCGTCACAAAGCCAAAGATCGCAGGGTTTGGAATGAACTGGCAGATTTGTCATAACATGGCGTTTGTGGGGCTTTCCGACTCTTACGAGCAATTCTATCAGGCAACTAGGCGATGTTGGCGATTCGGCCAGAAAGAAGTGGTTAATGTTCATATTATTATATCGGAGCTTGAGGGCAATGTTCTTACTAACATTATGCGAAAAGACGAACAGGCAACCCAAATGCGATTAATGATGTTGGAGAATATGCACGACTTCCAAACAGAAGCTGTTCATGCGACACAAAAGACAATAACGGACTATACGCCGAATCAACAAATTATTTTACCGAGGTTTTAACATGCAAGTATTCAATCAAGAAGTAACAGATAACTATACACTCTATCATGGCGACTCATGTGAAGTATTGGCCGCGCTCCCAGAAAATAGCATTGATTTTCAGATATTCAGCCCTCCATTCGCATCGCTTTACACCTATTCCAACAGCGACCGGGACTTAGGGAACTGCAAAACTTATGATGAATTTTTTGAGCATTACCAGTTCTTAATCCAATCGCAGTTTAGGATTTTAAAATCAGGAAGGCTGGTAAGTATCCACTGTATGAACCTGCCAACTAGTAAACAGCGTGATGGTATTATCGGATTGAGAGACTTTCGTGGTGATATTATCCGCGCTTATGAAAAGGCTGGGTTTATCTATCATAGCGAAGTTTGTATTTGGAAAGACCCCGTAGTTGCTATGCAACGCACTAAAGCACTTGGATTGCTTCACAAGCAGATTAAAAAAGATTCTGCTATGAGCCGCCAGGGGATACCAGACTATCTAGTCACGATGCGGAAGCCCGGAGTTAACCCGGATCCGATAACACATACAGGCGAGAGTTTTCCAGTTAGTTTATGGCAGAATTACGCAAGCCCAATATGGATGGATATAAACCCATCTAAAACTTTACAGTACCGTAGTGCGCGTGACCACGACGATGAGCGTCATATTTGCCCACTCCAATTGCAGGTAATTGAACGGGCTATAGACTTATGGAGCAACCCCAACGATGTAGTGCTTAGCCCGTTCATGGGGATTGGCAGTGAGGGGTATGTTGCTATGACTAAAGGCCGCCGTTTTGTTGGGTGCGAGCTTAAGGAGAGTTACTACAATCAGGCGGTCAAAAATATAAAGTCAGCAAAGCTTGAGAGTGTCGGGCTATTTGATTTAAATCAACCAAGTCTAGTGTAGTAGAAAATCAAAACAAACATATTGGATAGAGTAAGGGGTAAAATAAGATGATATTTGATTGGCAGCTAACAGAAGCTATGGAGCTTGGAATAGAAAAGTGTGCATATTGCGGGGGTGTTTGCGTAATCTCGCAAATAGGCAATGAGCGCACCAAGAAATTATGTTTCGAAATTGCGTGCATTTCTTGCCATACCAAAAGAAAACAATGCACTCTTGGTAGATATTTAAGTAAGGACGAGTTGCGTGACCGGATGATAAAACATCACAACACAAGAACTGGATTGAATAAACCAAAGGAGGGGTTATGAAGAAATTAGAAATTGGCACATTCTTGTACCGATACTTCCCGCAGATAATATCGCCGGGGATCGCGAAATATAAGATTGTTGGGATTAGAGAGCATAAAGAGGGCTTTCATTACGAGGTAGAGTGTCTCAACTGCCAGCATGGCGAGAATTGCGTAATGCTGGTTATTCCTGATGACGAGGGGCGCTTATCTATGTGCGGCTCATTAATGAAGATGAGGATGATAGGCAGTATTTTTGGCATTGCGATAGGGAAAACCTTTTTTATCTGGATAGTAATAAGGCAAAGCTGGCAAAGATAAGAAGCTATCTATCGGAAGCAAAAAAAGAATTCGAGAAGGCGGAGCAAGCGCTTAAAAGCAAAAGAGACGCTATGAATAAAGCGCAAGAATCTTACGATATCGTTAAAGAATTGGTAGATAATAAACAACAGGAGGGGTTATGAAGGAAAAGATACAGGCACTAAAAAAGAAGCTGTTAGATGCTGGCTATTGTCTGGCTGGTGATGATGAAAGTTTCACGGCAATGAACTTTGATACATGTTCGGCGTACAGTTTTAAGGTTATGCCGGATGACACTATGGATGTTCAGCCGCTAAAGATGGAAGAAGTGTAACTACTATTTAACCTATACTAAAGGAAGAGAGATATGGAGTACGGAGGAATAGGAGAAAAAATACTAGCTGTTTTTTTGCTAACTGCTTACTTAGGAGCGATAGGCGGCATTGTTACACTGGTGATTATGTTTTGGTGGCCAATTTTTGACTATGTTCTGCAATATTGGGGATTTTAAATGAACCAAGCCTACTACTCCGATTGTGACCTCTCGTTTAATCACAGCCACCCCCGCACATGAATTAAATTAAACAGCCTTCTAACGAAATACCCCCTAATGATACTTACCACGGTAAATATCAGCCCAATCATTAAATGCTGGCTATGGCTTACTTCAATATTAAACCAAGGAAACACTATAATTTGAGTTGCCAGAGCTATGCCGTATCCTATGGCTGTTGATAAACATGTTTCTAAGAACGAATGTTTCTTTTTTTGTCCTGTCATCGTCTGTTCCTTTTTTCTATGATTGGTTTTGTATAACTCTCCAACCACGCCATAAACGCCTTGTTGGGGAACTTGGGCGGGTTGCGCCTTACCAGCGTATTGTACTTCTCAATCAGCATTAGGAAGTCCAAGTTCAAGATACTGGCAGTGTCCCGTGCGTACGTGTCTAACTCTGGCGTGAGGGTGTTTCTAATATCAAAATCTAATCCTGAATCCTTTTTTAAATATAAAAAATCCCCTTTGGAATCCTCTTTCTTTTCTGACTCTGATTTTGATTCTATTTCTGTTTTTGGTTCTGATTCTGATTCTGGATCTGATTGCTTACCCTTTGCTTGCTTCTTTGTTGACTTCATACCTCCCTTGCGACCAGCGTCTTGCCTCTTTTGTCTAAGCTCTTTTTGCTTATATATCAAATCATTAACCTCTTTTATCAGTCCCGACTTCTTAAATTTTGCTAAAGCCTTGCTTAAGCTTTGCTTATCTTTCTCTTCAAAAATTAATGCGTACCTATATAAGTCCGCCTCGTTTGGCAACTCTCCGTCGTTATGAACCATCGCTACAACGATACTTATCCAGGCATTAAGCAAGCCTATTGAGTACTTCTTTTTAGATGCGGCTGGAGATACTATCGAGATGCCAACTCTTCATAAACGAATGGCAATGGATGTTTCTAACAACTTTATGCAAATCAAGAATCCGGGGTATCAATCAGTGATACATAACATGATTCGTGAGTTTGCGCGGAATGCGTGATACTTTGTAGATGGAAACTATCCAATAAAAAACCCCACACAATCAGCCCCGCTCCAATTGCGGGAGGAAGTGTGGGGTTCATTCTGCAGATTATGGTAGGGTTTAACTTCCCACTTACATCCAATGTGCTTGATTCCGTCCAAAGGAATTGACTC